CTCTGGATCGTCTAGTGGCCTCTTTGGCTGCGATCAGAAGCTGTATGCCCTTGAGGGTGCGAGCTATACCGACATCACGCCTACGGCCTTTGTCGGGGCTGACAATACACAGGTTGGTGGCTTCGGCGCTTATGACTACGGCGAACTGCTGTACGGCGACGATACAGATGCCACCTATCCTCGCCCTGAATCCCAATCCTTTATCCCGCCGTTCTCTTGGACCATTGATAACTGGGGCGGCGAGGCTCTGGCTGTAGCGTCCAGCGATGGCCGTCTTCTGCACTGGCAGGAGGGCGAAGGTCAGGCGACTATTGTTGGTATTGAACCAATCACATCAATCGCTCGTGTATCAAACATAGCTACGGTGACGACGAACTGGAACCACGGATTTACAGCCGGTAATACCATCGTCATCACAGGGAACTCTGTCGGCTCCCTGAATGGTACATATACCATCACCTCGGTCCCTAGCCTGACAACCTTCACCTATGCCAACTCAGGCACAAACGCTACAGGCACGGGTGGTTTGGCTTCTGCTCCTACTGCCGATTTGCCTCCGACCAATAACCGTGGCGTGATCGTCACTCAGGAGCGCCATGCTGTTCTGATCGGTGCTGGTGGTAATTCTCGTCGTGTGGCTTGGTCTTCTCGTGAGGACTACACGGACTGGGATTACGCATCAACTGTCAACACAGCCGGTTATCTCGATCTTGATACGTCCAGCAAGATCATCATGTGCGCTGCTGTCCGAGAAGGCACTCTGATCTGGACGCAGGATGAAGCATGGCTGATGCGATACATCGGTCTGCCATATATCTACAGCATTGAGCGTATCGGCTTTGGTTGCGGTCTGATTGCCCCTCGTGCCTTTGCTACGACCGCTGGTCGCTGCATCTGGATGGGCAAGGAGAGCTTCTGGCTCTATGACGGTGGCGTGGTTCGTCCTCTGCGCTGCGATGTCGGCTCTGCGGTCTTTGATAATATCGACCCTGATTCCGGCATCATCTATACCCACGGTTCCGAAAACAACATCTTCCCCGAGGTTTGGTTCTGGTATCCTTCGCAAGGGTCAGACGTTCCAGACCTATCGGTCTACTATAATTATGCGGAAGATTGGTGGGGTATCGGAAGCACGATGACAAGAACAGCCTGCCAGGGTGCGGGTGTTTTCGCCTATCCGGTTGCGACCGACGAAAACAACGATGTGTACTTCCAAGAGAACGGCTGGACGGCTGCTGGTGTTCCTATTGAGACCGACAGATACGCCGAAACGGGTGCTTTGAACATCCAGAGCGGCAATTCCCTGTCTCATCTGAAGCAGGCAATTACCGACAACGGCTATTCCTACGACAGCACCCAGATCACGATCTTTGCCTCCATGACCCCACAAGGTACGGAATATACGTATGGCCCCTACAACCCTCGGTCTGACGGTTATACGGACATGCGGGTTACAGGCCGTGATTTCAGGCTGAAGATCGAGTCCACCCAAGATGCTCCATGGAGCGTTGGCGAGACAAGAATTAACTTCCAAGGCGGGGGCGGTCGATGAAGGCAAATCTACCTCCCGCCCCTCCGACCTACGACTCTTCGTTCTTTACGAGGGCGTTCTCCAGTCTGGACAATACAATCAGCTTTTCTGTCAGTAGAATTGAAGCAGTGGACGGCATCTTGCTTCAATCTCCCAATGGATCAGTGTATAAGTTAAGTGTAAATAATGCTGGGGCTTTAACGACTACGGCGGTTCCGCTTGGGCAATCAGGAGCACCTCCTTACTAAGATTCGAAAGGCTCTTAGGGTTGGAGGTAACACACATGAGCTTGAGGACATTCTCTTCGGGCTCGAAACCGGCAAGATGCAGGCGTTCTGGAACGATGGTGCTCTGATAGTCACGGAGATCGTTCAAGCGCCAGCGAGGAGATACCTCCACATCTTTCTGGCCGTTGGGGACATGGATTCTGTGATGGCTTTGGATGAAAAGTTAAAAGCCTTCGCAAGTGAAAAGGGATGTGAGTTCGGTCGCGCTTTGGTCCGTCCCGGCTTTGAGAAAGCCCTTAAGGCTAAAGGCTGGAAACGCAAAATGATCGTCATGGAGTATGAATAATGGGCGGTAGTCAGCCTTCAGCACAGACAGTCACCAACAAGACGGAACTTCCGAAATGGTTGGAGGATGTCACCAAAGAAAACCTGGCGTTGGCGACGAAAGTTGCTGACCGTCCCTATGTTCCATACGAAGGTCAGCGCATTGCTGGCTTTACTCCTGAACAGGAACAGGCTTTCGGCATCATCCAGCAAGGTGTTGGTCGCACCGCTCCTGCCTTCGAGGCCGCACAAGCTGCTGCTGGAGGTAGTGCCTTCTACCAGCCGGAACGGGTTCAGGCGGGCAGCTTTCTTACCGGAGATATTTCCGGTTATATGAACCCCTACATCGCCAATGTCGAACAGCGAGCCATTGAGGCTTCTGGCCGGTCGTTGGAGCAGGCTCGTAACCAGATTGCAGCCAATGCCGCTCAGGCCCGTGCTTTTGGCGGTTCTCGTCAAGGGCTGGCTGAAGGTGTGGCTGCTGCTGAGTCGGCTCGTAACATTGGCGAACTGTCTGCCCGTCTTCGCTCTGAGGCTTTTGACCGTGCTGCGGCGCTTCAGTCTGCTGACTATGCCCGTGCGCTTCAGGCGGCTCAAGCCAACCAGGCTGCTGGTCTTCAGGGTGCTGCGACCAATATCTCTGGTGCTACGGCTCTTGGAGCTCTCACGCAGCAGGCACAGGCCGGTCGTCAGCAGGAAGCGGCTCTTGTTGAGAACGTGGGCCAGCAGCGTCAGGCACAGGCTCAAGCGGCACTGGATGAAGCCTATGCACGATTCCTTGAACAGCGGAATTATCCGATTGAGGGTCTCAACCTTCGTTTGGCTGCTACATCGGCTACGCCTTACGGTGCAACTCAGACGCAGGAAAGAACTGGATTGCCAACCGGCAACAGCTTCCTGACTGGCCTTGGCGCTGTGGGTACTGGTGCTTCTGCGGCTCTGTCAATCGCTCAATTGGCGGCTATGTAATGGATACGGCTCTCCTGTTCTCCGGCGGTAAAGATTCTCTGGCTTGCTTGTACATCAATAGGCATCGCTGGGATTCAATCTTTGTCGTCTGGCTGAATACTGGAGCCGTGGACGATGCGACTTACGAGTACATGATGAAGTGGAAGGAACGCCTTCCTCACTTCGTTGAGCTCAAGTCTGACCAGCCTGCCAATATCCGTGAGTACGGGTGGCCCGTAGATGTCCTGCCTGTGAATAACACTATTCTCGGCAAGGAGATCACGGGGGAAGAAGGCCCGAAGATGCAGCCGTACCTGAATTGCTGCGCGTCGAACATCTGGTTTCCGCTGCACTTCGGTCTCAAGGGGCTTGGTGTGACAACGGCTATCAAAGGTCAGCGCAACGATGACGGTAAGAAGTCCACATCCCGCAATGGTGATACGCGAGACGGAATTACCTTCGAGATGCCGATCCAGGATTGGACCGAGGCTGATGTCTATGACTACCTGAAGGTTGTCGGCGCTGAACTGGCCCCCGGCTACATCGCTGGTGAGAAGACAGGTCGTGATTGCTGGGACTGCACGGCCTATCTGTCCGACAACAAGAAGCGGATCATGAACCTTCCTGAAGAAAAGAAGCAGGAAGTCCTTCGTCGTCTTGGCATCATCAAAGGTGCGATTGACGATCAGTGGAGAATGTAATGGCTGAGATTGGTGACATCGCATCCTATATCTACAGCCGCGCTCAAGAGATTGGCGTTGATCCAAACCTTGCGCTTGGTATTGCTCGATATGAGGGCCTTAATCCAAATACGATTGGCTCTCCTACATTCGGCAATCGTGACGCTCGCGGGTATTCTTTCGGCCCCTTCCAGCTTTTCTCAGGCTCGCCAGACCCAAGCAAGATCGCCCCCGGCGGCATGGCCTACGAGTTTCAGCAGAAGTATGGATCGGCTCCTAGCCGTGAAAACTGGCAGCAGCAAGTTGACTTCTCGCTTGAGCGTCTAAAGTCGGGAGGAACAGGCCCGTGGTATGCAGTCAGAGATCGCGGTGGGCCACAGGCTGTTTCGGCTGGCGGTCAGGAATATGCAAGGACGCTTGGTCTTCTTGGAACGCCAGAGCAAAGACAAGCGGTCTTTAGCCAGCCCGATAAAACTACTGTAGCAGCCCCTGCTGGTCCGATATATTCTCAGGACTTGGGTACGTATGCGCAGCGTTTTGGTAATGCCGTTGCTCCTGACTGGATTGAAGCTCCAAAGCCAATCACAGCGCAGGAAGCAATTAAGCAGCAGGCCAAGGCAAAAGAACTACAAGACATATCGCGCGGGTTGCAGGGTTTTATGTCGCTCATGCAGTTGGGTCAGCCGAGACAACAGCAAGAGCCAGAACTACCGCCCGTACAGTTCAAGGGTGGGCAGTTTAGGCCGCTTCCTAAAATGAGAGGGTTCCTCTGATGGCTACGTTGATGGATTTGATTATGCAGGAGTACCGTGG